ATTGCTTGCGGGTCAGGGCATGGTTAGATTTAGCGTTAGACAATATCTTGCTGCTTTCGGACTAAAAGATATTCCGGTAGAATTTGCATTTCATCATGAATCACATGCCGCGGCTGGCTTCTATACTTCGCCGTATGATAATGCAACCGCTCTTGTTATTGATGCTATCGGTGAATTCGATACTGCGTCAATCTGGAAATGCTCTGGTAGTAAACTCAAAAAGAAATGGTCTATGGACTATCCTAAGTCTTTGGGTCTGTTCTATTCTGCTATGACAGATAGAATTGGGTTAAAGCCCAATGAAGACGAATATATCTTAATGGGAATGGTAGCATATGGTGATCCTGGAAAGTATTATGATGAAGTAAAAAATCTTTGGAAATCTGAGAACCTGCATCGTGGATGTCGCTGGTGGCGGCCAGATGACGGAGACCTGGACATTTATAGTGTCGCTGCGGCAACTCAAAAAGTCTATGAAGAAGAATTCGAAAAACTTCTGATACGAGCAAAAATGAAAGATGCCGCACAAGATAATCTTGTTCTTATGGGTGGCTGTGCGTTAAACTGTTCTGCAAATCATCTTGCTAGAAAATACTTCAAGAACGTTTGGATTATGCCAAATCCGGGTGATGCAGGAAGTTCCTTGGGTGCGATTGCAGCTAACAACAGACAAAAATTGAAATGGAAGGGTCCATATCTCGGCGCAGATATGGGAGGAGAATATCCGGTAGAAAAACTCTTGACGGAATTGCATAAGACTGGTATAGTAGGTGTTGCAAATGGTCAAGCAGAATTCGGCCCTAGAGCATTAGGTAATCGCAGCCTTCTAGCTGATCCAAGAGGTCATGACATTAAGGATAAAGTAAATGCTATTAAAAAGCGTCAAAAATTTCGCCCATTTGCTCCAGTCATTCTGGCAGGACGTGCGCGAGACTACTTTGAAATGTCATGGGAAGACTCCCCTTATATGCAATATACTTCAAGATGTAAATATCCTGATCAGTTTCCTGCTATTGTTCATGCTGATGGGACATCTCGCGTCCAAACTGTGACAAAAGAGCAACACCCGGGACTATATGCCCTTCTTAGTAGGTGGTATGAAGAAACTGGTTGTCCAATGCTATTGAATACAAGTCTCAATATCAAGGGTATGCCGATGGTGAATAACTTTAAAGATGCTGATGATTTTGAAGCGAAATATGGCGTGAAAGTCTTTTCATAATAAATATTAACATGACTAATAATATTCTAAAGTTTCCAGACAAGTTTCGTAAGGAACCTAGACGCTATCGCATACCGTTGTATACGGATGCCGATATTGAGATTGTTTTATTTTGCGTAAATGCTTTCGGAGTTACACCAGAAAGAAACATGATGGACGATTTATTAGAAATGGACCCAATTGAAGTTATAGAATGTCTTGACATTGCGAGGGAATCTGATATAATATCAAGTGTAGCAAAAGAGCATATACGCTGCATACGTGAATCTATTGAAGAAAGTTAATATATCATGAATATCTTTTATTTGGACCGTGACGTTTCCAAGTGCGCTGAATATCATAATGACAAGCATGTTGTCAAGATGATTATAGAATATGCACAACTGTTATCTACCGCTCACCGTGTAATTGACGGTGAACAATATCTGGACAAGACTGCTAATGGCCGTTCAATCAAGAGATGGCGAATGGAAGACAATACGCTAGAAACCGTTCTCTACAAAGCCACACATATCAATCATCCGAGTGCTGTCTGGGTTCGCCAGTCTAACAATAATTATACTTGGCTTATGTGTCTATTCCAATCCCTGCTTACAGAATACACTCATCGCTATGGCAGAATTCATGCCACTGACCGACTAGTTTATTTTCTTCGCAAGCCGCCCAGAAATATTCCTGTAAGTCATTTAACACAACCGACACCTGCTATGCCAGATGAATATAAAGTATCGGGCGACTCCTTACAGTCATATCGTAACTATTATATCGGTGCGAAAAAAACTATGGCAAAATGGAAAAATCGTGATATTCCTAGCTGGTGGAAAGACGCAACACAATAAATAACTACATGAAGACAGTTATACCGATCTCACCTCCTCCAGCTATCGTGCCTCCCTTGGCACTCGGCGACTCTGCAATAGCAGGGTCGCCTTTTTTGTATCAACTCAAACCCCCTAAAGGACTGTCATGGCAAGAAAAAAACAAATCCCATTACAAGTTGTCTCAAATAACGATGCTCCTGTAACCTTAGAGAAGAGTAAGCTATGCAAAGTAAAATACGAAGACCTAAAAAATATTCAACCAAAAAACTTTAATCAGAGACGATTTTTTGAACTTTACGACCAACAGTCCCCAGCAATTTTATTACACGGTGTAGCAGGAACAGGGAAAACCTACATCGCGCTTTTTAAGGCACTAGAAGAAGCACTAGATCCAGAAACAGTATTTGAGCGAGTAGTAATAGTCCGCTCTGCTGTTCCATCAAGAGAAATTGGTCACCTACCGGGTGATGAAAAAGAAAAGACAGAAGTTTATCAGTTACCTTATGTAGAAATCTGCGAGGATTTGTTTAATCATATCCAGCCATTTCAGCGATTGCAAGAACAAAAGTCGGTGAACTTTATGATCACCTCATTTGTTCGTGGTATCACTCTAGATAATTCCATCGTCATTGTTGATGAATGTCAGAATATGACGGATATGGAACTCAATTCGATTATGACCCGAATTGGCAGAAACTCAAAGATCATCTTTTGCGGAGATTTCCGTCAAACTGATTTATATAAAAAGAACGATATGTCGGGACTTCAAAAGTTTATCGCTATCGCAGAACTAATGCCTTCGTTCAAAACACTAGAGTTTACTGTTCATGATATAGTAAGGTCCAAATTGGTTAAGGAATATATTCTAGCCAGACTAGAATATGAGGAGAGATACGCATAAAAGACTTGACAAACTATGAGAATCATGTTATAAGAGTATATGTTCAAAACAATCTATGATTATACTGATTTCGCCCAAGATGAAACAAGAGAAGATGGTAGCAGAGTTTACGTCAATGCCGCAGGTGTTGGATATCCCTCTGCTACCACCGTTCTAGGGGTCTTAAACAAAGACTCAATCAACAAGTGGCGTGAGCGTGTCGGGGAAGAAGAAGCCAATCGTATTTCTAAGCAGGCTTCTACTCGTGGTACTAAAATCCACACACTTACCGAAGCATATCTAAAGAATGAAGAAGTTGATTTTGATGGTGTAAAAGCGTCCTTGCTCGACAGGGAAATGTTCACTAAGTTTAAGTCAATTCTTGAGCCTATCGATAACATTCATTGCCAAGAGCTGGCATTATACAGCGACTTCTTACGTATGGCTGGTCGTGTTGACTGTATCGGTGAATACAACGGTACTCGGGCTGTAATCGACTTTAAGACTTCCAATCGGCCCAAGAAGAAGGAATATATCAGTTCCTACTTTATGCAGACCGCTGCATATGCAATCATGTATGAAGAACGGACTGGTATTCCTGTTCCCTATCTCATCATCTTGATTGCCGTAGACGGTGACGAGCCTCAGGTGTTCATAGAAAAGCGTGACAACTGGGCTAAAAAACTTATTGAAACTCGCGATTTGTTTGAAAAAGGTATTGACAAATAAGGACTTATGTCTTATATATAGATTATCAGTTGTTGACAATCAACAATAAAGGCGGAAAGACCGGGGTTCGACTCCCCGCACCTCCACCATCTATCAAGTGTTTAGTTTGCTTGGCACGGGAATTGCGTATGTAATTCGGCACTTGGTAGTTGATGGGGGTGACCTGGATATCGATTTTCGTGTAATAGGGCGGTTCGAGACTGATTGCTTGGCAAAGTGCCACAAAACGTAAATGCAAACGATAACGTTGCCTTTGCAGGATATGCGCTAGCCGCATAATCTCATTGGGTTTTTGATAGTTTTCCCTCGAAACAGAATAAAACTATTACCTGTTCTGTATATACGATGAAATGAGTGATGTAAGAACCTATGAATGCTAAATAGTTGTATGACCCATTAATGGGTCATTTTTTGTCTTCGGACAATCAGTGTGGGGAGTCACTGGTTAATACCCTCTCAAGTATAACAAAAAAATGGAAATAAGATGACTTCCTTTAATAAGAAGTTTTTCAAGTTTCTTTCGATTATTACACTATTAAGTTATAGTTTATATGGAATTAATTCATATGCTGAAACTGCCATCGAAAGAGAAGCAAGGGAATATTCCCTCGGCGTCGGAGAAGTAATCCAGGGTATCAAAGAAGATGCCCAAGAACAACAACGTAAAGTAACACAACAAAGAATCCAGACACAAAATATTCGTCTGGCAAATAATAGAGAATTGAAGTGTCTCGCAGACAACATCTATTATGAGGCTGGTAACCAGTCTACACAAGGCAAATTGGCCGTCGCGGCCGTTACTATCAATAGGGTAAATAGCCCCAAGTTTCCTAAATCTGTATGCTCCGTTGTATACCAGAGAACAAAACGTGTGTGTCAGTTCTCGTGGGTGTGCGAAGGAAAGAAGAGTGTGCGCAGTGCGCAACAATACGCACAAGCCAAAAGAGTGGCTGAGAAGGTATTGTTCGCAGGGGCTAATCATGGCGTATTAGGAAAAAATGTTCTATTCTACCATGCCGACTATGTAAATCCAGGTTGGAATCTTCGTAGAGTAGCTAAAATTGGTGATCATATATTTTATGCAGGATAATGAATGGGTAAGAGAAGCAACTTTGAACATCGTAAGAACGACTTCTATCCGACTCCGTTGGATGCAGTAAAGCCTCTCTTACCCTTTCTTCCCTCGGAGTTTACCTTCGCTGAGCCTTGTGCCGGCGACGGTAGACTCTGTAGGCATATCGACACCTTAACAGACAGTAATGCAGTAGCTACTTTGGTTTCTGATCTCGATCCCAAAGACACTTTTATTGAAAAATATGATGCATTAACTGTTGACATTCCCGCAAATACCGAGTATATTATAACTAATCCCCCTTGGTCTAGATGGATACTACATCCATTGATTGATAGGTTTGCTAGTATTCGTCCTACGTGGCTTCTCTTTGATGCTGATTGGATGCATACTAAACAAGCAATACCCTATCTACAATATTGTAGTAAGGTTGTGGCCATAGGTAGAGTAAAGTGGATTGAAGATAGTAAGTTTACTGGCAAGGACAATGCTTGTTGGTATCTTTTTGATAAAAATGAAATGAGTGGAACACAATTTTATGGTCGAGGATTTTCAAGTGGTAGATGAAGTCAGCAACGAATTTCTGATTACGAAGAAGTTTAGAACTTCTACTGAGTTTTCTCAATTTATTGAGAAGCAAGCATCGACAACAGGTCTACAGTGTATGGACTTGCTAGTTGATTATTGCGTAAAGAATGATATAGAAATGGAATCAGCATCTGTTCTGTTAACTACTTCACTCAAAGAAAAGATTCGTGCGGAAGCAGAAGAACTAAATATGTTGAAGCGCAAGGATGGAAAGCTACCCTTCTAATGGATTCTTTCGAAGTTTATCGTGTCTACATGTCACTCAAACTTCATTTTACTTCTGATGATTACGATATCACAAAAACGAAATCGGGCGTTAGATGTAAGAGAGAAACATTCCTTAAACGTAAGGATGTTCTGTTGTTTCGCAAGTTAGCCAAACGATTTACCTTTACTGAGATGGTAGATTATTTCGTTGCTAACTTTGTCAATGGACATAACGGTCTTTTCGATGCCGAAAGCGATAACGTGTATCGGGACTGGAAGGCTAGAAAAGAGAAGTTGACATATCTGTTCACGCAAGACATCTCTACTCTGATATTAGA